ACCCCGTGCTGCAGGCCGCCTACGCCCGCATCCACGCCGCCCCGCCCGCCGGCGGAGCGTGGGACTGGTCGGGCGACCCCGAGATCCACTGGCAAATCGACGAGGCCGAATCCACCGTGGGCCTCGCCACGCTCGTCCTGCCCATCACGCACATCACGGGGTCGTCGCTGACTCCGCTCACCTGACCCCACAGGAGCACATCCATGTCCTACTACACCCTCGTCGGCTCGCGTTTCTACGTCAGCTCGGGCCTTGGCAGCGCCAAGGACGTCAGCAACATCACCAACGCGGCCCCGCCGGTGCTCACCGCCACGGCGCACGGCTATGCCAACGACGCCGAGGTGCTGGCCACCGTGGGCTGGGAAGACTTCAACAACTCCGTGTTCCGGGTGGCCAACGTCGCCACCAACTCGGTGGAGCTGCCGGGCTACGACTCGTCCGACACCGACATGTACCCCCAGGGCTCCGACACCGGCACCCTGAAGGCCATCTCGGGCTGGATCGAGATCGGCCAGGTGCTGGGCGTCTCCAGCAGCGGCGGCGACGCCAAGTTCGAAGAGATCAACCCCTTCGACAAGCGCAACGGCATCAAGCTGCCCACCGGCTTCAATGCCGCGTCGCTGGAGTTCACGCTCGGCTTCGACCCGGCCAACGCCGCCCAGGTGTCCATGCTGGCCTCGTCGCGCAAGCTCGAGAAGCGCGCCGTCAAGTTCATCCTGCCTGGCGCCGCCTACGCCTACTGCTACGGCACCGTGTCGGCCAGCGAACTGCCCATGTTCGAGAACGTGCTCAAGCGCAAGGTCTCCATCTCGATGGACGGCCTGTTCACCTCGTTCACCTGATCCGCCGCCCATGACGACACCCACCGCCGCAGCCCCCACCGCCGTGCCCACCCGCTACCGCCTGGCCATCAGCAACGCCGTCAAGTTCGACTGCGTCTTCACCCTGGCCGATGGCGACCAGCAACGCGAGTTCGGCATGGCCATGGAGGCCGCCCGCGCCAAGCAGCCCCAGCAGGGCGACGGCACCACGGTGGGCGAGTTCCTCTCCGGCCCGGCCGCCGTTCGCATGGCCGCCTGGAAGGGCGACTCTCCCCTGGTCGACATCGACACCGGCCAGCCCATCGCTGCCGGCGCCGACGCGCTGGCCGCGCTGTACGACCTGGTGCCCAACCTGCCCGGCCTGGTGCTCGCCGCCTATCTCGACGCCACCGGCGCCAAGGCCAAGCTGGGAAACTGACACGGCTGGCCGAGCTGCTGGCGGCCGGCGCATTCAACGGGGACGCCGATGATGCTCCACCAGCACCACCGCCAGCAGCCGCGCCAGCAGACCAGGCCACCGACCAGCCCGTCACCCAGCCGGACGACGCACTGCCCGCCAAGCTCGACCGCCGTCCCGCGTCCATGCAGGGCGCGTGGGACCGCATCGCTGCCATGCAGGCCCAGCAACAGGCAGCCCAGCCCGCGGCCACCTTCGAGCTGTGGCCCGAGCACCTGCCCGCGCTGCGCCTCTTCCGCGCCGTCGAAACCCAGTTCCGCTGGTGCGAAAGCCAGCCCACCGGCCTGGACTACACCGGCGTGCGCGCCGCGCCCGCATTCCGCCGCCTGCCGCGCGACACGCGCGAAGACGTGTTCGAAGACGTGTGCACCATGGAGCGCGCCTGGATCCGCAAGACCCTCGCACTGGCTGCCGAGCGCCGCGCCAACGCCACCCACCTGCCCGGGGCCTGACGCCGCATGACCACCGAAATCAAGGCCAGGATATCGCTCGACGGCGTGCAGCAAGTGCAGGCCGGCCTGCAGGCCACGGCGGCCGGCATGGACAAGCTCGGCCAGTCCTCCGGCCGCGCGCAGTACCAGAACGCCCAGCTCGGCGCCCAGCTGCAGGACTTCTTCGTGCAGGTGCAGGCCGGCCAGTCGCCGGTCACCGCCTTCATCCAGCAGGGCAGCCAGCTCTCGGCCGTCTTTGGCGGCTTCGGCAATGCCGTGTCGGCCGTCACCGCGCTCATCACGCCCGCGGTGGTGGCCATCGGATCGGCCGCCGCCGTCATCGGCACCATCGGCCTGGCCTACGCCGCCGGCGCCGCGCAGAGCAAAGAGTTCGCCAACTCGCTCGCCCTCACCGGCAACGCCGCCGGCATCACCGAAGGCCGCTTCAACAGCCTGGCCGATTCCATCGGCAAGCGCACCCTGGCCGGCGTCGGCACGGCACGCGAGGCGCTGCAAACCCTCATCAGCACCGGCAAGCTCTCGGGCACGGCGCTGGAGGCCACCGCAGGCGCCGCCGCCGCCCTGGCCCGCGCCACCGGCGACGCAGTGGGCGACGTGGCCAAGCGCTTCGTCGGCCTCACCGACAACGTGGCCGAAGGCGCCCGCAAGCTCAACGAGCAGTACAACTTTCTCACCGCGGCGCAGTACGCCAACATCAAGGCGCTGGAAGAGGCCGGCAACAAGAACGCCGCCGTCGAGATCACCATGCGCGAGCTCGAGGCCCGCGCCAACACCACCACCGCCAACTTGGGTACGCTGGAGCGCGCCTGGGGCACGCTCACCCGCGCCGTGGCCGGCTATGGCGAAGAGCTGAAGAAGATCGGCCGCACGCCCACCACGCAAGACCAGATCGGCGACCTGCGCGCCCAGATCGCGCAGCGCCAGGCGTCCCGCACCATCGATCGCGGCGGCAAGAGAAAAAGCACCTACGACGCCGAGCTGAGCACGCTGGATGCGCAGCTCGAAGTGCTCAACAAGTCCGCCTTCCGCGATCTGGAGCGTGCCAGCGCTGCCGCCGCCTATGCCGACCAGCAAAAGGCCGCCATCAAGTGGATCGACGACGGCTCAAAGTTCCTCGACAAGCAGGCGCAGAAAGAGCGCGAGCTGGCCAAGGTACGCCAGGAGGCCTACGCCGCAGGCCGCAATGCCGACGACCCCGAACTCGCCAAGCGCATCGCCTTCATCAACGACAAGTACAAGGAAACTGCCAAGGCCCACAAGGACACGGCCGACGCCTTCCGCGCCGAGCGCGATGCCGCCAAGGTGTGGGCCAGCACGATCGAAGGCGCGGTCAAGCTGCAGGCCGATGCCGAGTCGTCAACGCTGGGCCTGTCGAAGGCGCAAGCCGCACTGGTCAAGTACCTCGAGTCGCCGGCGTACAGCATCAACAGCGAAGAGATGCGCCAGATGGCCGTCGCCTCGCTCATCGCTGCGCACAACGCCGAGGAGCTGGCCAAGGCTCAGAAAGAGGCCGCCCAGGCCGCTGCCGAAGGCGCCAAGATCCACGCCCGCATGATCGCCGAGCTCAACCGCTCGGCCGACGCTGCCGGCGCCCAGGTGCAGACCATGATCGACGAGGCCCGCGCGGCCGACATCGCCGCGGCCGGCAACATCTCGCTGGCCGAGGCCATCGCCGTCGTGTCCGTCGAGCGCCTGCGCGAGAAGCAGATCGCCTCCATGGGCAACGAGGACGCCGTGGCCGCCATCCAGCGCGAGATCGATGCGCGCCTGCAGCTCGTCGGCCTCATCCACGGCAAGGACGAGATCGCGGCCAACAAGCGCGCTGCCGACGAGTCGCTCAAGGTCTGGCAAAGCGCCTACGAGCAGGCCGGCGACGCGCTGTACGACGCGCTCACCGGCAACTTCGCCAGCGCCAAGCGCCTGATCGAGTCGCAAATCATTCGCCCCGTGGTGCAGGCCGCCTTCGCGCCCATCACCAGCGCCATCACCGGCGCGCTCACCAGCGGCTTCAATGGTGGCGCGGCGCCGGGCACGGCGGGAGGCTCGGGTTCGCTGTCGGGCATCTTCAGCAACTTCCTGTCCACCGGCTCGCTGGCCGTGCCGTACAACAACCTGGCCATGTCCAGCATCGGCCAGTCGCTGGGCCTGTCCACGGCGGCCACCACCGGCAACAACGTCAGCGCCTTCAGCCAGTCGCTCACGCCCACCGGCGAGATGCTGGGCAGCTTCGCCAAGTCGGCCGGCTCGTTTGCCAGCTACGCCGACGCCTTCATGTCGGCCAAGGCCGGCAACTGGGGCACGGCCGCAGGCCAGGCGCTGGGCACCTACGTCGCCGGGCCCATCGGCGGCATGATCGGCAAGGTCATCGGCAGCGCGGTCGACAAGCTCTTCCAGGGCAGCGCCGGCACGCCGCACATGGGCGGCTATGTGCAGTCGTCGGCAGCCGGCGTGCTCACCGACATCACCGCACAGCAGGGCGGAACCCAACAGGCCGAAACACAGCAGGCCGTCAGCCTGCTGGTCACCCAGCTCACCACCACGCTCAACGATGGCGTGAAGGCGTTCGGCAAGGACGCCGCCTACGGCCTGCGCGCCGTGTTCGAGGCAGATGGCAAGGACGCCGCCGAGGCGCTCTTCCAGGTCACCAAGGACGGCATCGACACCGTCATCGGCTTCGCGCAGACCGACAAGTCCACCCTCAGCGCCGACCCCACCAAGGCCTTTGAGGCCTTCTCGGCCCAGTCCGCCGACGCGGTCAAGGTGGCCCTGCTGTCCATCGACCTGCCCAAGTGGGCCAGCGACCAGCTCTCCGCGCTCGACGCATCGGCCGGAGCCGACAAGCTCATGCAGTCGGTGCAGGCCATCACCGAGACGCAGGCCGCCATCGGCCAGTTCACCGACGCGCTCAAGCCGCTGCCCGGCTTCCTGGGCCAGATCGGCGCGCTGTCGTCCGACGCGGTGTTCGCGCTCGGCAAGTTCAGCGGCGGCCTGGACGCACTCAGCACCAACTTCGCCACCTACTACAACGCCTTCTACAGCGACGCCGAGCGCGTCACCAACGTCAGCACCCAGGTGGCCGACGCGCTGGGCAAGCTGGGCCTGTCCATGCCCGCCTCGCGCGAGGCCTTCCGCGCCCTCGTCGAAAGCCAGGACAGCACCACCGAATCCGGCCAGCGCGCCATCGCCGCACTGCTGGGCGTGTCGGGAGCGTTCGATTCCATCGCCACCGCCGCCGACGAGGCCCAGCGAAAGGCCGACGAGTTGGCGGCCCAGGTCTCCGACAAGCGCGCCGACCTGCAGATCGAGCTGCTGCGCGCCCAGGGCCGCGAGCAGGCCGCCGTGGCTATGGAGCGCCAGCGCGAGATCGACGCCCTGCGCCAGCTCGACCCCGCGCTCGCGTCCATGCGCCAGTCCATCTACGATGCCGCCGACGCCGCCGCCTTCGCGGCCAAGGCTGCGTCCGTCAACAGTGGCGTCGACAGCATCGCGGGCGACTTTCTCAAGGGCTCCGACCTGGCCGCCTACAAGGCCGCCCGCATCCAGCAGGCCCTGCAGGCCGGCGGCATCGACGCCACCGTGCCCGGCATCCTCTCGTCCACCAAGGACGACCTCATGGCGCTGTGGTCCGCCGTGGGCGTGGACGGCAAGCAGGCCATCCTCGACGCCTACGGCGCCTGGAAGGACCTGCAGGACGTGCTGTACGGCACCTCGCGCGCCTTGGCCGCCTACCGCACCGGCACACTGGCCGACGCCATCGAGCAGGCTCGCCTCAAGACGCTGACGCCCGCCGACCGCATCGCCTCGCTCAAGGCCACCGAGGCCACGCTCTTCGGCCGCCTGTCCACGGCCGACGATCCGGTGGCCGTGGCCCAGCAGCTGCAGCAGACCATCATCGCCCGCATCAGCGAAGAGTCGGCCCTGCGCGACAAGGCCGCGCAGACCACCAAGCAGTCGCTGCAGGAGCAGATCTCGGCCGCCCAGCGCCTGCAGGGCCTGTCGGCCGACATCGGGCAGTTCACCGGCACGCTGTCGTTCAGCGACCTGTCGCCGCTCAGCCGCCGCGCCCAGGTGGGCAGCGCCGAGAGCCTGTACCAGTCCACGCTGCGCCAGGCCCAGGCCGGCGACCAGTCGGCGCAGGTCAACCTCATCGCCAACGCCCGCGCCTACCTCGACGAGGCCGCCAGCGCCTACGCCAGCGGCCCGGCCTTCGCCAGCATCTACGACCGCGTCACCCGCGAGCTCAACGCCTTCGGCGGCGATATCAAGACCAACTCGCAGCTGTCGCTGCTGCAGCAGCAGTTCGACGCGCTCACCGACGTGGCCGACAACAGCGCCGACATGCTCAAGGCGCTGCTGTCCATCGACACCGCGCTGGGCGGCAACGCCGCGGCCACGATCGGTGCCAAGTCGCCGGCCGGCACGCCTGACACCTCCGCCCCGGCCCTGTCGTCGCTGGTGGCAGATTCGGCACCAGCCAGCACCGCCGGCACAACCACCGCCACCTCCACCGAGCTGGGCAACCAGACCGCCCAGCTCGCCATCATCTCCAGCTACCTGGCCAGGGTGGCGGCGCAGACCGATCAGCTCGCGTCCGTCGTCGCGCGGCAGGACGCCCAGCTCTCGCTCGACCGCGCCGGCTACCTCGAGTTGCGCGGCGGCCTCGGTGCTGTGCGCGACGTGCTCGACCAGATCAAGGGCGAGCTGCAAGTCGGCGGCGTGCCCCCGTAACACCACCACCCCAGGCCCCACCAAGGACACCCCACCATGCGCGGTCGCATCTACACCATTGCCTTCTCCGCCGTCGCCGTCTCCGCGGCGCAGGACCTCTTCGAGCTCACGCCGGCTGCCAACCGCCCCATCGAGATCATCGGCATCGAGCTCGGGCAAACGTCCGACAGCGGCGACGCGCAGGACGAGCAGCTGCAGCTCACCATCGTGCGCGGCCACACCACCAGCGGCAGCGGCGGCTCCACGCCCACGCCCGCACCGCTGTCGCCGCTGGATACTGCCGCCGGCTTCAGCGCCGAGGCCAACAACACCACCATCGCGTCCGCCGGCACCGGCGTCGTGCTGCACGCTGGCGCATGGAACGTGCGCGCCGGCTACACCCAGTGGTGGCCCGAGGAGGCCCGGCCCACCGCCACGGCGGCCAACACCACGCTGGTGGTGCGCCAAAGCGCGCCGGCCGACGCCATCACCTGCAGCGGCACGCTCTACGTGCGCGAGCTGGCGTAACGCACCATCATGCAACCGGCCCGCCGGCCCCGCGCCAAGCTGCCGCCGCGCAAGCCCTTCTTCCCGAAGGTGCGTGCCCGGTGGCTGCCCGCGCGCCGGCCGCCCGGCATCCCCGGCGACGAGATCGAGCCGCGCCGCAGCACCGAGCACGACATCACGCTCACGATCGAGGTGCGCGACCGCTACGGCGATCCGGTGGTCGCCCACCTGGCCACCCGCGCCATGATCACCGCCGACGGAGACACCCCGCCGGCCACTACCTTCCGCGAGCTCATCAACGACGCCGGCTCCGTCAAGCGCACGGTCTCCGGCGGCCGCTCCGCCGGCCTCGTCTCGCCCACCTGGGGCGGAATCGAGCTGAACAACGGCGCGGGCGACTTCGACGGATGGACCGAGCACGTGTGCGACGGCGGCAAGGTCACCTGCCGCCTTGGCCCGCGCGGCGGCGCCTATCCCGAAGAGTGGCGCACCGTCTACATCGCCTACATCGACGGTGCGCCGCAGTTCCCCGCCGGGGCCATGCGCCTGGAACTGCGCGGCCGCGAGCGCCTGCTCGAGCGCCAGGTCGTCACCAGCACCTTCGTGCCGCCCGTGCCGCTCATGCAAGGCGGCGTCGACCTGGGCGGCACCGGCGTGGCCGGCTCGCGCCGCAAGTTCCTGGTGCTGGGCACGCCCGGCTATGTCGAGCCCATCCTCGTGGACGAGCTGGACAACCTGTGGTTCAACGGCGCCAACCCGATCATCGGCGGCAGCATCCGCATCTTCGACGGCGGCAGCGAGCTGCTGTATGGCGGCATCGTCGGCGGCACCTACCCTGGGCAGTTTGCATTCCACGCCCAGCCGCACGGCGCGGTGTACACGCAGCTGGGCTCCACCATCCGGTTCGCGGCGCGCCAGCTCACCACCGGCGGCTACTCCAGCCCCACCGAGACGCTGCGCCGCTGGAACATCGTCGACCTGGTTCGCCGCGCAGGCCTCACCGACGTCACGGCTGGCACGTTGCCCGCCGGCAGCGAGCTGTTCGACGCCGGCAACCGCGTCATCGAAAACCAGACCTACAAGGACGTGCTCACCGACATCGCCGCCTTCGAGGTGGCCTCGGTGGGCTTCAACCGGCTCGACCAGTTCTACTGCCGCCGCATCCAGCCGTCGTGGGCGCAGTCGCCGCGCTACACCTTCACCGACGGGCTGAACGCCAGGCGCCTGACCGTGGCCCCCATCGCCGGGCTGGAAAAGCGCGTCTGGCAAGTGCAGGTGCAGGCGGGAGAGACGCACAAGTCGGCCCTGGCCGGCATCGTGGACGACGCCGTGCGCGACGCGCTCTCGCGCGACCCGTGGCTGGTGAACTTCGAGGCCACGGCGCAGTCCGTCTACGACCTCGACCCCAGCGCCGAGCGCGATGAGGTGCAGATCGTCGGCAACCAGTTCGCCACCCGGGCCGACATGCAGTCCTGGGCCGTGCGCTACCTGAGCGTGTACGGCTCGCACCCCTTCGGCGCGTCCATCGAGGCGCCGCTGGACATCGACAGCATGGCGCTCGACCTGCTGGACACCGTCAGCCTGGTGTCCCCGCGCTACGGCTGCCAGGCCGGCCGCAATGCGCTGGTGTGGTCGGTGGATCTGCTGCTCAAGCAGCGTGTCATCCGCTTCGGCCTGCTCAGCCACCGGTCCGACTCGCCGGACGACGGCGACATCGAGATCCGCGCCGTCGACGACGCCATCGGCGCCGGCGGCAACGGCGGCGGCAGCGGCGCCACCGGCACCGCCGCCGCGGCGCTGCAGAACGAGAGCTTCGTCATCGCCTGCAGCGACGAGACCACCGCGCTCACCACCGGCACCACCAAGCGCAGCTTCTTCGTGCCCTACGACATGCACCTGGTCGAAGTGCAGGCCGCGCTCACCACGCCGCAGGCATCCGGCGCCATCTTCACGGTCGACATCAACGAGGCCGGCGCCTCGGTGCTGTCCACCAAGCTCACCATCGACAACACCGAGGCCACCAGCATCACCGCCACCACGCCGGCCGTGATCAGTGACCCGCTGCTGGCCAAAGGCGCCAAGGTCACGGTCGACATCGACCAGGTGGGCAACGGCACCGCCAAGGGCCTGTCCGTCACGCTGATCGGGTATCAGGCATGACCTACGTGGCCTTCATCGCTCCGCCGGCAGCCAGTGGTGGCACGGTGACCACGTCGTTCACGAACGCGGACGCCTCCGTCGAGTTCTCGCAGTCCGGGGCGCTCAACAAGTTCAACCCGGCGCTGGGTACGCTCACCGCGGCAACGCTGAGGCTCACGGTGCACGCCGATGTGTCGGGGTCGGCCACGCGCAACGCAACGGGCGGCACCAACAACGTGAAGCTGCGCCTGACATGCGACAGCTACTTCCTGAGCAGCCTGGCGGCGTTGGACGCAATCATCAACGACGGGGTCTTCTTTGCTGGGGTTGCTGTGGACACCGCCACCTTTGGCATGGCGGCCAGCACGACGCACACATTCGCATCGGCCACCGGATCAGCGTTCGTCGACGTCGACCTGTCGTCCATCCTGGCCGCATTGACCGGCGTCGGCACTTTCACCGTGCAAGGCGATTCGGTCTCGGGCAATACCACCATCGGCTTGGGCGTTGCCAGCTCGTCGTTCACCAGCCTGGCCGGTTTCGACGCGCTGCTCACCTACACCTACACCTGACCCCCATGGACGCATTCGCCTACGGCAACCTCGTCGACTCCAGCACCCTGTCGGGCGGCTCGTGGGACGCCGCCCACCCGCTCACCCAGCTGCAGCTGCGCGAGCTGGCCGCCTACGCCAAGAGCAGCACCGCCAGCCCGGCCGACACGCAGTTCATCCTCGACCACGGCTCGGCCAAGGCCGCCCAGTGTTTCGCCATCGTCGCCCACAACATCACCGACCCGGCGGCCACCATCACCATCAGCCGCGGCACCACCAGCGGCGGCAGCGACGTGTATGCCGGCGCCCCCGTCACTTGCTGGCCTTTCGCCCCGCTGGACGATGACCGCGACGGCGCCCACTTTCCCATCGTCGTCGTCACCCCGGCGCCCACTACCGCGCGCTACACCACCATCGCCATCAGCACGTCCGACCGCGTGCGCATCGGCCGCCCCTTCATCGGCCCCATCTTCGCGCCCGCCATCGGCGTCACCCGCCGCACCAACGACTGGCTGCCCGACTTCAGCAGTGTCGAACGCACCGAGAGCGGTGCCGACTGGGTCACCGCCCGGCCGCGCCTGCGCCACCCCGGCATCGAGTACCGCGCCCTGTCGCGCGCCGAGGGCAGCCTGCTGCAGGAACTCCAGCGCACCCACGGCACCACCGGCGAGGTGTTCTACCTCGGCAACATCTTCGACCGCGCCGACACCCAGCAGCACGGCTGCCTCGCGCTGCTGCGGCAGCTGTCGCCCCTCGAGTACCCATTCTTCGGCCACAACGCCGTGGCCCTCGGCTTCGACGAACGTGGAGGTGCCCCATGACCACACTGAGCGCATTCGCGCAGGCCCGCTGGGCAAACGCCAAGGCCTGGGCCTACCAGCTCTTCATCGCGGTCGACCAGCTGCTCAACGTGCTGATCACCCCGCTGCAGGCCGGCGCCTATGCCGACGAGACCATGTCCAGCCGCGCCTACCGCATGCACCGCGACGGCAAGCCGTGGGGCAGGGTGCTGATGCCCGTCATCGACCTGCTGTTCCGGTGGCAGATCGCCGAGCACTGCCGCCACGCCTACATCAAGGAGCAGGCGCGCCTGCAGCTGCCGCCCGAGTTTCGAGACCAACGACCCCAGCAGTAAGGGACCGCACCGATGCCACACACCGCCGCCGCCCATGACGACGACCCCATACCGGTGCCACACCCGCACCACCACACCGCCGACGAGGCGCGCGACCACGAGCTCGGCGTGCTGATGGCCCACATGCGGATGGCCAATGCGCAACTGGCCGACTTCACGTCCGCACTGCACCAGGTCACCCGCCGCCTGATCGATGGCGACAACCGCATGGAGCGGATAGAGAAGCTGCTGGGCGACCATGTCGAGGCCAGCGCCAAGCGCCACGCGGACACCGACAAGAAGATCGACACCATGGCCGGCGAGCTGGCCGAGAACACCGCCACCACGGCCGTGGTGCGCGACGCCATCACCACCGGCAAGACGCTGCGCCGCTGGCTGGTCTGGGCCGGCGGCATCGTCGGCGCATTGGGCGCGATCGTGTATGGCGTATGGCAGGCCCTGCAGGTGCTCGGCCACCGCGGCCCGCCCGGGCCAACGCCATGAGCACGCCCCGCGTCATCGCCACCGTCAGCGCCGCCGTGGCCGCCGCCGCGGTGCCGCTGCTGGTGCACTTCGAGGGCGAGATCCGCCACGGCTACCGCGACCCCATCGGCATCGTCACAAGCTGCATCGGCCACACCGGTTCGGGCGCCGAGCTGGGCCGCACCTACACGGCAGCCGAGTGCAAGCAGCAGCTGGCCAGCGACCTGGCCGAGCACGAGGCCGGCCTGCAGGCTTGCGTGCACACCGACATGCCTGACAACGTGCACGCGGCCTTCCTGTCCTTCGCCTTCAACGTGGGCGTCGAGAAGGCGTGCAACAGCACCGCCATCCGCTACGTCAACGCCGGCCAGTACCTGGCCGCCTGCGCCGAGCTGAGCAAGTGGGTCAACGCCGGCGGAAAGCCGTTGCCCGGCCTGGTCAAGCGCCGCGCCGCCGAGCGTGCGCTGTGCGAAGGCCGGCCGCCAATGCTGGGAGTGCAGGGATGACCGCGCTGCTCGATCTCATTCCCCGGCCAGTGCTGCTGGCGCTGCTGCTGGCCGTGTCGCTGCTCGCCGGCGTCCAGTCCGTGCGCCTCAGCCGGTCGGCGGCGGCGCTGGCCGAGCTGCGCACCGTCATCGCCACCGAGCGCCAGCGCGCGGCCGACGCAGCCGCCACTGCCAGCGAGGCTGCCCGCCTCGAGGAGCACCGCCGCACCGCGGCACAACAGGAAATTGCCCATGAAGCTGAAACTGATCGCCGCGGCGCTGCTGTGGCTGCTGCTCGCGCTGGCGTTGCTGGCAACGGGCTGCGCGTCCGCGCCGCCGCAGTCGCGGCCGGTTGTCATCCCGCCGCCGCAGATCCCGCGGCTGCCGGCGCAGGCCCGCCAGCCGCCAACGCCGCCCTGGTGCTTGCCGACATGCTCGGACGGCTGGAGGTGGCTGGTCGACAGCTTGCTGCCATCGCCGACGAGCGAGGCATCGCCGGTGCTGCCTGCCAGCGCGCCTACGACTCACTCACCCAGGAGCCTGCAACCATGACCGACATTGCCGCCGCACCCACGGGGCTGGATCTCATCCGCGGCGCCGTGGCCCACCACACCGACATCGACATCGACCTGATCGTGCCCGGCGCCCGGCTCGATGCGCTGGACATCGACTCGCTGACGCTGGCCGAGATGCTGTTTTACATCGAGGACCGCAGCGGCAAGACCATCGAGCCCGAGACCAAGCCCGAGACGGTCGACGACCTGGTGGCCCTGATCGAGGCCTCGCCCCAAAGGGTGCGGCCATGATCAGCGCAGCCAGCATCCATGCGGCCATGCTCAGTCCGGTGAGCGCGGTGGCCTGGCTCGCCGTGGCCATCGTCGTGGCGGCGATCGTCGGCGCCGTCGTTCTGGTGCTGATTCAGGACCTGGTCAACTTCTGGCGTGAATGGGAGGGCGGTAACCATGGCCACCAAGACCCCGATCATTGAGATCTACCGCTCCACCGGCGGCGACTGGTGCTGGCGCCTCAAGGCGCGCAACGGCAGGATCGAGGCCAGCGGCGCTGGCTACAACACCAAGCGCGGAGCACGCCGCGGCGTGGAGACGTTCAAGCGCAACGCAGCGGCGGCCGTCGTGGTGCTGGTATGAGCGCGCTTTCGAAGTTCCTGCGCAGCGGCGATGGCGGTCGGCTGCTGAGCTGGTGGTGCCCAGGCTGCCAAGGACCGCACCAGGTGGCGGTCGGCGAAGGCCCTGGCCCGCGCTGGGGCTACAACGGCAACCCCGAGGCGCCCACCTTCACGCCCAGCGTGATGGTGACCTGGGGGAGCTACGCCGACCCGAACTGGAAGCCCGAGCCAGACGATCCACCGGGCCTGTCTGGACGCTGCCATTCCTTCGTGGTCGACGGCCAGATGCGGATGCTTGGCGACTGCACCCACGCACTGGCCGGGCAGACCGTACCAATCCCAGAGTGGCCACGCCCGGACTGGGGTGGTGTGTGAGCCCGCTTTCGGCGCTGCTCGGCGCGGCTTGGTATGCCGTCGGCGTGGTGTTGCTGATCGCTGTCGCGGTGATCGTGATCGACCGCTGGCCGGGCGGCAGGTGACCACTGGATATGAGACACGTCTCATACGGCGTCTCATATTCGCATTCGAGAGCCAGAAAGAACAACGGCCTGCATCGCTGCAAGCCGTTGATTTCACTACAGAATTTTGGCTCCCCGACCTGGGCTCGAACCAGGGACCTACGGATTAACAGGCCAAGCCATCGAACGGGCTGCAGGCCGCGCCAATCCTCAGTTTCGGGCCTGGGAACTTCTCATAAACGGCCGTCCGGCGAGTCAGGGAGTGGTGCGCTAAGTGCGCGCAACGGTTGAGCTTTTTGAGCGGCCAAATCGTCCAAACCACTGGATATGCGACGGCCAGAAAGCAGCAATATCAGTCTCGATCCAAAGCCAGCAGGCGAGCGCGCTCCTCGGGATCAGTGACGCACTCGTTCACCGCCTGCGCCCACGTCTTCTGCTTCGGCTTGCGCGCTTCGAGCGCGTCCCAGTTCGGCGTGTTGTCGCGGTTTATCAGGCCGGCGTCAGTCAGAATCTCGCGCACGCGCTCCTGAACATCGATGATGTCCTGCCCGGCCAGCAGCCTCATCCACAGTGACAGCAGTTCAGTATTGCCGGACTGGTATCTGTCGCGTTCGCGTTCGGCAACATCGGCTGCGAGAAGCATCGCGTCCACTACCCAGCGGTGCGGCTTCCAAGTCTCGGCCAGCAGTGTGGTCGCCGGCATGTAATCGTGGCGCTCGTGGCAGGCGACAGCCGCGCCGCGGGCGATCTCTACACATTGGTCTTGGTGCATGGTGTTTTCCACAGGTGCCGTGCTTCGAGGGCAGCACGGCCGGCCCTTGTTCACCCGGCCAGGTCGACCTTGTTCGGCGCCGCCGTCTCGCGC